AGACACGAGGTTCCCCGCTTCCCTGCTCAAGAACCTGCATCCTGCAGGTTCTTTCGTGCGTCGCTGCTTTGCTCGGGTTTTATTAAAACGAATTTAGTCGGCAAAGAGTCACCTCGTTGCCTCACCCTCTCCGCTGACCTTCGCAACTATCTCTCTCGACCTTAACGGTGACTTGTTTCGAAGGTGATGCGCTTTGGCATTCTGTGTAAAAATCGTTACCTGGTAAAACGCGTGAAGAACGCTCCCTTCGCGTGTCGCTATCCGTTTGATTTGACAGAAATAACAAGGCGCGTAGAATAGTGACTCCGCAGACGTGCATCTTCTGCGAGCACCTTGAAAACAACGCAACTACCACTGCGTTCGTTCTCTCCATATTTGGGGGCGACTGGTTTCGACATGGTAGGTTGGATATGAAGAGCAGGTCGTGGTCTCCTCGCCACGTTAAACAGGGGTACTGTCAAATTTAATTGGCAAAGCTAAAACTCAGAGCGCTCCTGCGCTCGCCATGGCTGCTTAATCTAGCCAGGCTGTCAACCCAGGGTATGTTTCCGGCCCTGGCGCGATATCATCTTTAGGAGACTGCTGTCTCGTACGTCGTTGGTATGACGAGACTCAAGACTGAACCAGCTAGGATGCGTTATTGTGTGTCGATGCACGCGGCGTATCCGAAACCTAATCACCGACTAAGCTTGTAGTGCTTCATTGATGATCTAGTATGGACCGGAGTTCGACTCTCCGCGCCTCCACCAAACGCTTAACGTACGAACTTTTTCGCCAAATTCGATAGATTTGTACAGGGAAATGATCGTACCTTCATTATCAGATAGTTCTTACCTTTTACTTCAGGTCTCGACCTTCACCTGTTGCCTGGTAATGTTAGTAAACAACAAACTTAAATAATTATCTGATTTAGCCTCGCATATTGCGGGGCTTTTTTGTTGCTCCAATAAGAAAGGACTCATCATGAATATCGCAACCATCGCCCGTGAGCACTATCTGCCGACCATCGAGAAGCGTCGCTGCAAGGACACCGCTAATAGCTATCGATCCTCACTGGAGCTACATGTCTTGCCATATTTCGGTGACCGAGAATTGCAAGACCTTGAGTACGACGAGATACAGGACTGGGTCGACGAAATCGCGCCCGAATGTAGTCCAGGAGGCGCGGAGAAGGCCTGGAAGTGCCTGCGCCAACTGTTCAACTGGGCGGTTAAGAAATTCAAGCTGCGGCTGTGGAACCCCTGCACTGATATCGAGCTACCGAAAAAGCCGAACTATAAACCCGAAGTTCTCACACCAAGACGCTTAAAGAAGCTCGTGCGTGGTTTCGTCGGGCACGTGCACGAGGCTACGGTAATTATCAGTTCGGCATTAGGATTGCGCCCCGGAGAGAACTATTTTCTATCGTGGACGGATATCAACTGGAGAACGGGTCTCGTGCCCATCAGAGGCACACTTAGGTACTTCGATGGGCAATTCTGGGAGTTTGACCCGAAGACCCCTAAGAGCGAACGAGATTGCTTCCTGCCGCAGTGGGCTTTGGACAGACTCCATCAAATATGGGTGAGCCTTGGCAGACCAAAGGGGCGAATCATTGGAGACAAGAAACCTTACCAAGTAACCTACTCAATACAGGCGCACATAAAGCGGTTCAAGTTGCCTCGCATCACAATGAAAAACCTACGTCATACCTGGGGCACGATGGCTGCATCATCAGGAGCGGCGATCCAGGACGTGGCGGCGATGATGGGCCACTCTGACATTCAAACGACCTACCGCTATTACTACACCCTCACCAAGGCCACGATGCGCCGAGTGCAGCGCAAGGTTGCCCGTTGGATCATCGGCAAAAGTTGCGATGACATGTACAAGGGCATCATTGTTGTGCCAGATTTAGCCGCGGCGGCGTAGGTCGGTATTCCATATCTCGCGCAGTATCGACTGATTCACCCGAGAGCATCGCCATTAGGTGGACAACACATGACAATGCATGGGGGATCATGATCTATGTCGGAGGAAGCACCAAAGTATTCATCCCCGAAAACATGGTTTAGTATTCCATATTTCAACTGGATGTCCAGTATTGGAGAGAGCAAGATAATAGTCTTACTTATGCACTGATTTTCCCTGAGACATCAATCGGTCGAGAACGCATAGTTTTTCGCTTGAATAGCACATTACAGCAAGCGAAAAACGGAGACGATTGGGTCACAGTGCGCAGATGGTAGGTATTCCATATTCCAAGGAGTAAATTTCACAGACAGAACCGTAACCAACCTGCTCCAAGTCTCGCTAGATAACCGCGACGCAGAGGTAAACAAGCCCTGCAAGATCGCGACCGATAACGCCAGTACGCTCGTAAATCGCGCACCGGAGATGCCGACGTCTGATGCGTTTATTGCTATGCGCGAAGTGCACTGGTTCGCGTCAACGCATGTCCTTGTGGTCATTACAGAGGCTTATCCTGTTGCGGGGCGGATCTGGGCTAATTTTTACAACACCGGTGCTTGGGACGGGTGGCATCAGACATAAGCAATCGGGCTATATCTGCCGCCATCCGTCCCAGACGTAATTGTTATAGAAATTCGTCCAAATTCGACCGCTTGGGAAGTTCTCGAACAGCCATACCGCGATGTGCTTATCCGATATGATCTGCACATATCGAACGCACATAATCGTCGATGCGCTCTCTAGCTCGCCCGGAAGGCCGTAAGCGGTAATACCAGCTCCAGGGTCTTTTACGACTCTACAAGGCTTGCTCGTCCAGTGGTCGGGATCAGGTGAGACAAGCAAAACGTTATTGAGGTAGCTGGTCGGTAATATAGGATCGTTAAGTCCCTGGAATATGGAATTCCGAAGGGCAGTATCGAGCTGCGTTTCGCCCACCGCACCGTCGGCAATATTCTCGGTTTCCACAGCTTTAAGTGCGATTTTATCGCTTGTGATAGCACGATCGTCGATATCATCAGTGTTGTGAGTGTGACTTTTCGCTGCGAAAATATTTTTGAGCCCGGCGAAGAATGTGACCAGTCCCGTGCCATTCAAAACGTTTGCCGACTTAACAACTGCATCGTTCAAGATTTGATCGATCGTCGAACTATCAAGAGCTTGGTTGATAAGGTTCTTGAATGTGAACTTAAAATCTTTAGCGGTATCCTCGCCCGATGCTTCGATGTCGACGCTAGGCTCTCCGCCGTCATCTACATATTCTGATGTTACATTACCGAAACCGCCATCCTTACCGACGACTTCGCCAATCTCTTTCCAAGGCATCTTATTCTCCAATCATTACATAGAGCTGTTTGTTCTCTATTTTGAAATCGGGTACGAACGTACCCTCGTTATAAACGACCCCTAATACGCCGTTACGAATCTCGAACGCATACATGCCTGCGCCAAGTTGCACCACTACACCGTTATCGCCTTTAGGCCCTTTGATATTTGTGCTTTCTGGGTTGGGTTTGTCCTTATCGTTAGTCCACGAGAGCACACCATCTGTATCTACGCTAGGAAGGTAGGTGGCTCCGTCGAAGAAGCCCTCGCCTACCTTCCCCTCGAAATCAGCGATAGTGCTTTGTCTCAGAGCTTCGGCGCTTTCACGCAAAGCTTCATTTGCGACACGCTCTGATTCGTTGCTCGCACGTGTTGTCTCGTCACCGATACGAACATTCTCGCTCGCGATTCGCACAGCTTCATTCTCGGTGAGCTGACTCACGAGTTGGTTGTAGCTCGCTTTAACATCTGCGGTAGCGACAGTCTCGATGTATTCGATGGTATCGTCACGTGCTTCAAGCAGAAAATCGTACATGTCCTCATGTGTCGCAAGGCGCTTTACCGCTCCTGCAGCAAAGCAGATATAAACCGCTCTACCATCTTTCGCAACCGGATCGCCACTGAGAACAATGGCATATTCACCTGGCAACAGGCGCGTCTTGTCGAATTTATCGAAAATGCCTTTTCGCATTTGAATTGCCATTGTTCATCCTTTCAGATCATTTCATTTTTCCGCTCTTATCGAACGTGTAAGATTTTCCACCGATAGTAAGGGTTTGATCGCATGCCATGACTCCCTCTTTATCGGGTTGCAGGTAATACCAAACATCACCCTCTTTTAGCCACCCTGTACGCATTGCACATTCTGTGCCTTGACCTGCTTTATTGAGGTAATACCATTCGCCTTTATATTTGAGCCATCCAGTACGAGCAGAACCCTCAGGCCAGTCACCATCCTTCTTAGGATTGAGGTAATACCACTTGTTATCGATCTTCTTCCAGCCTGTTTGCATGCGACAGCTCTTGTCGAAGTGATACCAATACCCGTTCACCTTCTGCCATTTGTTCTTGATCGCATACCCTTCTGAATCGAAGTAATACCAAGCATCTAGGCGAAGCCATTTCTTAACAGGCCACTTACCATTGCTTTGCATGAACCACCAGCCTTTGGGATACTCGATCCAAACACCAGTTTTCATCTTTGCCGATACTGCTTCTTTGAATTGCCTCCAAGTCTTACCATTTGCTTTGAAATAAGGAACGGGGTCGGTGTGATCGGAGCCACCCCACTTACGCGAGCACTCGTCATGTGACATCATGCGATCTATACCCCATCCACGCTTCAAAAGATAGTAAGCGCAAAAATCAACTGCGGTGTTCCAAGTCTTTCTGAACTGCTCAGCAGTCTTTCCTTCACAAATCTCGATATTTACGCCATATCTATTGCCGTTGCCGACCGCGTAAGCCAAACGCGTATCAGGTACCGTGTGATAGACAACACCTGTCCAATCGCTCACATATTGAACGGCGTATTTCCAGTCACCACGCGAGTAGAGCACACGATGATTCCAAGCCGTCGCTCCTGGATTGGCAGTCGAATGAACGAAGAGGTACTTGGGGTTAAGATCGTCGTGCCCGTTATTAACAATATCTGTAATAAGCTTCATAAACTATTCGCTCTCCTTACCGATGCCGAGAAGCTGTTTGAACGCCTCGTAAAGGCCAGTCGATGCAAGACCGCTGATAAGACCCGCAGCAACGACCGATGGCGTGATAGACATCGCATCCCATGCGCAGATGAGCACGCCGAGAACGGCAACGATTAGCGGGATGAAACGATTTGCTCGCTCATTACCGAAGTTCTTGATAACGAGACCCACTACCAGGCAGATACCTAATGTGATCGGCGATATGAATTCTGTGATAAATGACAAGTCCATTGTTTCCTCCTTAGTTCGGGTATGATTTCATTTCCAGTACGTCCTCGTAGAGGGCGGTACGTGTGCCATTACCGCCTAAGCCGTGGTAGGCGTTGTATTTGCGCTCGAATTTCAGCTTTTCGTCAGGTGACGCATAGCCCTGCTCTACGAGACGAGCATGTTCTTTATCTAACGCGTCTCCAAGAATCTCCCTAAGAGCGAAATTCTGAGCTTCTTGCATTGCCCTAAGCTCTGCGTCTTCTTTGCGCTTCTTTTCGTACTCTTCGAGATGTTTCACAAGCTCGCTGTGCTCTCCTCGAAAATCTTTTAGCTTGTGCCAGGCGTAGCCGCATACAGCTATGACTGCTGTAGATGCAATGCCTGGAAGAGCTGAGAAAAGTACATGGATGAATTCTTCCACGGTGCATCAATCCTCGAACATCCAGTCGAGCTCTAACAATTCAGTTCCGCTCAAAAGACCTATGGCTTGCTCGTATTTAAGAGTGACAAGATTGACCTCTTGCTCGATCTCTGCATAAGGGCGAAGCTCTTTGAGGAATTTAGGAAAGTTCTTGGATTCGGTAGAAAGCGCAATTTCACCTGTCCCTTTCTCTTCTTTATCGAGAACAGGACTCCCGTATTTTGCGATCAGCTCATCGCGCTTCTGCGTGTATTCGTATATTGCATCCGACATGAGTCGTGTATTGCGAGCAGCCGCATATCCAATTACATTCGTGTGACATAGATACTCCTCTAATTGCATCAAAAGCTTTTCTATTTCAAAATTTCTTAATTTCATTCTTCTTCCTTTCACAATCGCTAATAGTAGGAAACGTTTGTGAGAAGTCCATTGCGAAACTCCAACGTCGTTCCGTGAGACTTGCCGTTGGACTCTCGCCTTTCGTTGACTGTAACAAGCTCATTTTTTGCTCTAAAAAGGTGGTATTCGTTGTGTTCGTCTCGTCGTTGTACAACAGCTAAGTTTGCGCCCAGGGCTATAAAAGTATGGTCAAGCAAGAGACCGCATCGTTTTGTGCTCGCATCTACTGCTGCAAAAGAAATAAAACCTTGATCTGAACCAGTAATGCCACCTTGTAAACGACCTTGTTGTAATTGAGTGTATTGAGAACCGTGAGAAGTACGTATTTCATATGGATTGATTCTTATAATTTCGCTTTCCCCGTCGTCACCTGTGCCGCTATAGTAAATCGAAGTATCATTGATAGTGAAACCGCCGATAGTGCCTTTCTTTACTACCAATTCACCCCTATTGCTAAGCTTGGAATAAGTCGAATCCCACCAAAACTGACCTTCCTTTACATCGGCGCAAAATATAGTCTTCTGCGTATCTTTATCGCGGACACGAAGTGAGCCAGTATCGATATGGTCGGCGTTGATTCCAACGGCATAAATCGAATTAAGAATCGCGTTTCCCCACTTGTCGAAGCCGTAGTCGTAAGTCTTGCCACCATTCGTGCTAATACCCAGACCAGCTGAATTGATCTTCCAAACGAAGTCAGATTGACCAAGTGTCGGTTTGTCATGGAGCAGATACGTTACGCTCTTGTCTGACTCGATCTTCTTGGTCGAATACATACCGCTCGAATTCTCTAAATCTGCATTGAGCTTTTCAATAGCAGTTTCACGAGCTGTTTTTTCATTCTTCAGCCTATTCTTGAGGTCTTTAAGAGCCTTAGTGGCATTGCTCGAGCTACCTGAAGCATTGCGCAAAGGTGGCTCAGCGTCGCACGAATAAGCGGCATAAGCACCAACCTTATACGTCACATTGGTGAGATATCCTTTATGCACGTTTTGATAGCGGTCGGTTATCGTTACTGCATCCCCTGGTTCAACACGTGGATCACCATGACATGAGGTATCGAACGGACGAAAAGTAAGTCCTAGAATTTGATTCGACAGAGCTTCTGCAACTGCTCTAGCTTGCCCGTAAGCAATAAATGGATTGTCTTCGATCGTGAGCACGTAGTCTTTAGCGCCCACAAATACGGTCTCTCCGTCGCGACCGCTTCCCTCTTCTACTACTTCATCACAAGCTGTTACTTGAATGCCGGTTATCACAACATCGTCGGTCATTACTGTCGCGCTCGTGTAAGCGAAAACATTTACGATCTTTCCAGCATCGAATGTGCCGCCATCATATGTATCACCAGAGCTGTAATCAAGGAAATTACCGCCATACGCATCATCGCCAGACTGATACGGATTACCATCATCGAACTCTTCACCATCAAGCCAGTCCTCAGCATCGAACACAGATGAGTCGTACCAAGACAGTTCTAGCTTGTCCTCGTTCGTGATGCGAACGTAGTTACCAGTAGCCTGCGCGATATACGACAGCGCATCTCTGCATGTCATGTCGTCCTTCTCAGGCGTTTGCAATATAAGATCATGATTCGCGAACTGCCTATACAACAACGGAATACCGCAGCGTTCGCAAATATCCGACACTACAGAACCTGCCTGTGCTGGATACACAATGCTAAGATCGCCGAATGGAACATCGAATTTGACCATTGAATCTACCGCAGAGATGCCAATGGTCGCGCTATAGGCCGATGGTTGCTCGATCCAATACGCGCCTTTGCGCAGCCACTCGATGCTGCCATCTGCGAGATCGAAGCCGATAAATGGCTCAATCTTCGCATCAGTGAAATCGAACTCATCGAATTTCCGCTCGAAGTTATTGAGTGTACAAGTAAACGAACCCGTGATCGCCGCACCGATGTCAAAAGAACCTGTGGAAGAGGTGCCATGAGAGAATGTGAAGTTATCGCTCACGAAATCATCGCCGCTAAGTTGATGCACTGAACCATCAGCAAGCGTGAGCGTTGCTTTAACGCAAGGTATCGCACCTTCTTGTGCCAACAATCTGTATTCAAACGACGTGCTTAACATTTATACCTCGATGATGTCGAATGACAACGTTGCGAAACGCGTACCTTTTTTCTTCAGCTGAAACCATTTGACCGGAGCTGTTCTGTCACCCGCATAAAACCTACGTGTGATGAATTGACCATCCATCGCATCCCAATAGCGAACGTAAAAGTATTCAGGATTGAACGCTTTCAATATCGTCGATATTTGAGCGTCGGTGAGCATGACCCAAGTGATCTGCAACTTGCGCTTTTGTGACGTGCGCATCTTATACATCGGGTTTCCTGCCGCAAGCGTGCGGCCTGCATCAGATGATGAGATGTCTTGCAGTCCCCAAGTAAGCGATTGTGGATCTGGATGAATCTCGACCAAACTATTAACGCTTGGTCCTACCGAGAGCATTGCCGTCATGAGCATCACACTCCAAAAGAGGGAGCAAGCCCTCGACTCTGTAGTGTTTTGACATTCTTGATTGTCTTGCGAGCAAGCACTTCCCCATCGAGATTGATGGTCAGTTCAATAGGACGGTCTGATTCTCCACCGCCACCTGTTACTGCGTGCGCCTGAATAACAGCGTTATACACACCAGCTTCGATGCCTTCAACGATCTGATTATTGTTTGCAACAGTAGTATGACTGCCCATCTTACCGACCATCTCAGGACCACTCTCACGAGCGACGAAAAGCTGCCCTGCATTGATGCCGTAACGTCCTTCGGCGAGATAAGGAATCTGAGGAACATTGAGCCATTGCAAGCCACCAAACGGACGCATACCAAGCACCTCAAAGCCTTTGATCTTCGAAATGATTTGGTTGATGCCGCCGAATATCCAATGCAAAATACGGTTAATACCTTGAAACACGCTATTGACGATGCTTTTGAAAGCTCCCCATAACGACGATGCCACACCTCCGAAGAAGCCTCCTACAGCACTGAATATCGAAGAAATCTTGTTCCAAGCATTTTGCGCAAAAGAGACTACACCGTTCCACAAGCCTGAGAAGAACTTCGATATGGGCTGAATGATCGTGTTATTGAACCACGATGCTGCAGCGTTCCAAGCGCCGCTTATAACGCTCCAAGCAGTTTTAGCTATCGTTGAAATGACATTCCAGGCTGTTGTGAAGAAATTAACGAGCGGAGTGATTATCGTGTCATTGAACCAGGTTGAAGCAATCTCCCAAGCTGCTTGAATGATCATCCAGCAACCTTGGGCAATAACAGCAATGTTGTTGAATACGGGTTCGATGAAAGCCCACACTGCACTGAAAATTCCTGTGAAGAAATCAATCGCAGGAGCGAAGAAATCGCAAATAGCTTGCCAGGCATCACCTGCTGCAGTAGTTATTCCTTCCCACAAACCCGAGAAGAAGCTCGCCACAGGTTGAATGACATTGGTATTGAACCACTCGCCAATACCAGCGAAGAATGCACAGATCGCATCCCAGTTACTGTATATTGCTGCACCAATCGCCACCAGCGCGCCGACGACTGCAGCAATGATGAGCGGAATGGGACCACCGATAAGCGCTGAGAGAGCAAGACCGATAAGTCCGATGCCAGCAACGATCAAAGCGACATTAGCAGGAGTAGGTCCGTTCTCAATAAAATCCTTGAAGCCTAGTACTACAGCAGCGATACCACCGGCGAGCAACACGAACGGCGCAATAGCCATCGAAACAGAAGTGCTGAGAGCCATCAAAACGCCGAAAACAAGACCGAGGCCTGCTAAGAACAGTGCGACATTGGCTGGTGTAGGCCCTTGGTCTAGCATGTCCTTGAACGCAATAACAACCATCGCAACGCCACCGACTATCGCAGCAAGCGCCGCTAAAAACGGTTGACCCATCAGAGCAAAACCACCGATAACAGCAGAGATTCCTGCAATCATGCCGATTACATTGCTGAAGTCCACCCCGTTGTTCCACGCGTCGAATGCCTCTGTGACGAACAGCACAGCACCAGCAACCGTCATAACGATTCCGAATAGTTTCTTTCCCTGCTCCCCTAAACTGGATGCGATTTTCCATGCGGCAAGACCAGATGCAACAGCACCGATATAAGGTAAGAGCTTCACCATACCCTGAGCCATCTCATCGGTCATAGCACTGAGATTGTCTTTCAAGCCTGCTAGGAAATCGTATTGCTCGAGAGGTATATCGAGACCTCCACCACCTGCGCCAGCTCCGCCTGTGCCTGTGCCTGAACCTGAGCCTGAATTGTTCTCAGGGGTATCATTGAGCTTATTCAGCTCGTCGAAGCCCATAACGGTGTTCTTGTACTCCTGGGCACTCTTTTTCGCTTTCTTGGCGCTCTTATCGGCATTGTCGAGCGAGTCTGCAAGCGCATCAGTACCGCCAGTAGAGATTCCGCTCGTATCGAGCGTTGAATAATCGACCTCGAATTTGAGATCCCATCCGAAAATCGACGCGATCGACTCGGCGCAAAAACGAATCGCTTTGGTGAAAGCGATCACGTACGGCAATACCGCATTGAGCATCGGAATGAACAAATTGCCGATAGCTCGTGCAGCAAGAACGATCTGCGATTTGAGCACACGTAATTGATTTGCAGGCGACATGATAGTACGAGCCATATCCCCGTGCGTTTGTGTGACCTGGGTCATAATAAGGTGATAACGCAACCCAACCTTCTCGGCCTGCGTCATGCTCTGCACACTCTTGTCGATACCGAGCTTAGTAGCTTCTAACTGCATACGAGCATTCGACAAGTCCCAACCAAGACGGCGTAGTGGCTCAAGCTCTCCTGCAATGCCTGACTGGATCTTGAGCATCGCTGTGTCAACATCTAGGTTATAGAACGACGCGATATCGTATCCAAGCTGGGTCATTTGTTGAGACATGATCGCTGCACGATCTGCTGTTTCGCCCATACCAGTCATAAGCGTTTGAAAAACACCTTGATTTCGTGCCCATTCTCCGAAGTCAATTCCAAGCGCATCTTGAATCTTCATGCCATATTCGGTAGCAGCTTGGGTGTACTTGCCCATGGACGCTTCGAACAAGTTCATGTTCTCGATATAGCTATTTACATTGCCGATGGTTGCATCAAATACACCCGTGAAACCAGCGAAGCTTAACAAGCCTGTTGTTGCGCTTCTGGTCCACAAACCGAACCCGCTAGCAACAGAACCAATCGATGTTCCAAGTCGACTATTCGATTTTTCAAGCGCTTTATTTGACTCGCTCAAATAGCGATTGCTTGCCGCTACAGATCGAGCAGCCGTGCCAGCGGTCTGCATCGATCTTGGAAGCGATTTATATGCCGATGCCAACCTGCTGATGTTGATTGCAAGAGGTGCGATCTTCCTGTTAAGGTCTCCGATCTGCGTAGCTAGAGCAGACATGTTCAGTTTTTCGTATTCTTTGAATACAACTGGAAGCTGTTGCAGATTGTTTACCGTGCTTTTAGACAGACTCACACCTTTTAAGCCGCTAAAAGCAGTGCTTATATTCCTAAGCTTGGCGACAGATCCTGCCGGTATCATTTCCAACGCATCTGCGATACCTTTTAGGTTCTTGGATAACGTGCTGCTAACCTTGACACCTGACAAATCTTTAAGACCTGACAGGTTTACCTTGGAGAGCGCACTATTGAGTAAATTGATCGTATGATTGAAAGAAATAAGCTTTGGGCAAGTTGTGCCAAGCTTCGTCTCTAGGTTGCCGAGCTTATTCACAAGAGCGGTAAGGCTATTTACTGCTCTGTCAGTAGTGCTCGATACTTCGATAGACAAGCTATCGATGCTACCGTCAGCCATGATACGCTCCCTTCATTTCGCTTGAAGAAAGCGGAACCTCTTCGCTTATGTTCCCTCTTTGATGCTCTGGTTGATATCGACAACCCTTGCGCCGAACTTTGCGAGCATCTTTTCCATCTGAACCTTTTCTTTTTCTTCTTCGATTTCCTTGCGTCTTTCAGGTGACGAGAAAATAGGTTCTGATGGGTAGTCGTGTTCGACACCTTTGCCGAACTCCCTGAAAGCCGGTGAGGCTGCAACTAGCGCTTCTAAGACATAGACACCTTGTCGCCATTCGTCATAGAGCTTGTTATCCCTGCGAATCTTCATCGCCTCGCGATACGATTCAGCAAGTCGCGCATCACCGTGCCAAAATTCTTCTGCACTCATACCTATCGCTAGGTAATCGGGCAGCACCTTCCAAAACACTTCCTCTACAGAAGTATGTTTAGTGTTGCTGAAAGGCTCTAAAGAACCTTCCAGCTCTGCGCTTTTCCCTCTTCGGGATCATCCATCAAGGTAGAAACCGTTTCGGCATACATACCCGTAAGCGCCTCGAACAGCTTGTCTTTGTTCTCCATCGCCGCAAACAATCTCTTCACTTTACCTGGCTTGATCTTTTGATGATGTTTCAAGAATGCCGCGTGAAAAAGCGCCGGAAAATACGTGACCTTACCGTTGAGTATTTCAGTGAGCGAAATACCCAATGATCGTTCTGCGATCTCAGCGCTTCGCCGATCGAACTCAAGAGTGTAGGTCGATCCGTTATTTTCAAATTCAATCTTGCTCATTTGCGAAACCTCTTTCCTTTATCATTACTACGCTTCGTCTGCTACGTCTCGGATCTCTGAACTAAGCGCGAACGAAATACCCATGTCAACTGCCGAAGAAACGCCAGCGCCCTTTACGTAGGCGGTAAGCTCTGCTTCGAACTCAAACTTGCCCCAAGATCCGTCAGGGGTGAGCACACCTGCCGTTTCAGTGCCGCCGAACCAAACAGCATATGTTTCAGTTTTGCCTTCAAGCGCTTTGCACTTTGCATAATCGCTCTTGTCGTAGTTCGCCGTGAACTCAAGAGCGCCAGGATCGAGAATGTCTGGCAAACCTACCTTTTGCTTATGCGAAAGCGTTGTAGTATCGACTACATCAGGTGCACTTCCGAGATCGGGAAACTCCTTGATGTCGATAAGCTTTTCGAACGTATTCCCCGTGGTCTTGTGCATGAGGAACGTTTTATAAGATGTGTGGGCCATGATTACCTCCCAAAAAAGACGTTGTTCTTATTCACATTTCCTGTGAAACGCGCCGTCATGCGATAGATCGTCGGGTCGGCTACGTTATCCGTAGGGCGCGAGAAGACCCGATTGAAATTCAAAAAGCGCAAGCGGTCATTAACAATCGCGATTATTTGCTTGCACTCCGTTTTGCCTTTTGATTCGGAATTGCTATACACATCGATCGTGTAAGTGAGCGTTGCGGCATTCTCATCGCCAGATGAGTCATTCCTGGTTTCATCCTCGACATTTGTCGTTTCGATGATCGACACTGCTGGGAATTGAGCAGGTACTTCAACGTGCTCAGATGAAACAAACGCATCTGGGAAATCGGCGTATATTCGTTTAGCGAGATCGCTATAAATATCAATCTCCACATCGATCATGCGCTAAACACCTCTTTCGCTATCTTCAATACGTTTCTTCTCATTTCCGCACCAGATTGAGCCATGAAGCCCTGTGGCTTCTGACCGCTCGTGATGCGCCACCTGGACTGCTTCTCGTCGAAATAGACCCATGAACCATCGGGGTTCACATGAGAACTTCTACTGCCTGGGGATCCCGCCCAGGCTGGCTTATCACCTGGATAAGACCCACCCGCGCCGACCACACCTGTTCCGAACTCGACATACGCCGCATATCCGCAATCAGCAATCACCAAGTAATCTCGATCGCCTCTACGCTTGTACGAAATGCTCGAACGAAGCTCGCCGCTCTCGTCGTGGTCGATGCTGGTAACAGCAGCCTCAACACCGATTTCAGCAAGCCTTCTACACAGTTCGTCTGCTCGAGCTTTTAAGCTGTCGCGATAATTCGTAATCGCTTCTCTCAATTTCAAAACCGAAGAAACCGAAAGATCAGCTTGTAACTTCACTTCGTCACATCAACTTTCTTAGCGGCGATGATTGTGTAATCGCCTTGCCTTACAACGCGTGTCACGACATAGTCATGAGGCTGAGCCGTTTTGTTCTCGATCCAAAGAACGTCAGATTCGCAAACTTTGAAATCATGATCATCGACAGTAAGCGTTCGGTCATAATCGACTTTTTGTCCGAAATAATCGTTTTGCGCGTTGCCTCGATCTGCTGAAACCGTTGGGAAGAACTCATCAGGCCCACTTCTTACAACCTCGTTGCGTCCTGTAAACCTGCCTTGTTCATCCTTGACTGGTGTAGTTTCAACAAACCGCGCAATATGAACGCTTCTGCGATCTCGGTCTAAGCACCTCATTGTGGTACTCCTACGTGAGAGATCATTCCTCTGAAGTAGCTCGAAGGAATGCCGGCAGATTCATATCCTCTGCTCACACCGCTTTCGCTATGCGATACCTCACCTTCCGAACCGCGACGATTGACGAGGTAAACGGCAATCTCAACGGTTTGTGCGTGATGCTTCTCAGGTACGTTTTCCCACTTCATATCTGCATATGGGAACAGTTTACGAACGACAGCTCCCTTAGCGATTTCAAGATAGTGAGGCACAAACTCATCGAAACGCGTGTCTGCAACAAGAGCTTTGACCGCAGTTGCCATTTCCTCGTCAGTCATCGCTAGCTCCTATCGGATGCCTGGAGTGATGAGCTTACCGATCGGAATTGCGCGAGCATCCGAGTAAGCCATGCCCCAGTTGGTCTTGTTTGCGATCTGGGCATCGGTAGGAGAGTCGGTGTACGAAGAGGTAGGCTTCTTGAAAGAGAAACCATCGGGGTGAATGGTCTCACGAAGACGATTCACGATGAAATCCTCGCCGCCATTCTTCAACGCATCGCGTCCGACCTCAAATGGATTTTGAACTGGAGCCGAACCGTGGCGCAGCGCACCTTTGGCAAACAGATACGTGTTATACATCGCAGGCTTCGCCTCTACAGCAGGCGTTTCGCCCTTTGCAGGTTCGCCGGGCACAGCAGCAGTACCACCTACACCATCCCAAACCACGGTAGGAATGCCGTTGATCTCGAAAATGTTAAGTTCGCGGGTAATGCCATTCGGATCGGTGTACTTCAAATACTCGACGCGCTGCTTATCCTCGAAGAACTGAGAAACCGAAGAGTGCATAACGGCAAGTCCAATGCAGCTCTTCTTATCGCCGAACATCATCTGCGCAGAGTCAGACAGTGCGCAATCGGTAAGCTCGTCCATGGTCACAACATGATCGGACATTCCGCTCAACTGCAGGCCAGCATCAGTGATCGAGAGCATCGTCTTTTGGCGATATGCGTGCCAATAGCGACCCGTACGCGAACCCATGGCCTGCATAGGATTAAATGCAGTGAAATCAGAAGCGAACTGACGCGCTCCCCAAGCCTTTGCGCGACCGAACACAACGCCCGTTTGCGATCCACCAGAGAGCGAATCAACGGTAATGTCGGTTCGACCGTCATAGTTCACGGGTGCGGAATCGTAATCGAGAAGACCATAGAACGGGATCGTATAGAGATCACCACCGTTCTTGATCAACTCATTGATGTACGAGTCCTCGACCATTACGCCCGACTGGATGAATGCTTCGTTGAGAAGGTCTGGCTCTTCCTGAACGTACATGCCGAAAATCTCAGCATCGAAGGGAACGGACATGTTCCCCAAAGTAAGTGTTTCTGCCATAACTTATTAGCCTTCCTGTAACTGTGAGAGGATGTCGGGATTCGATTCCTTCATCGCGAGCTGATCCTTGTAAGGCATCTTCAAGAACTCCGATTTCTTCATAGAGATCGAGCCTCCATTACCGGCAGGATCACCGAGCTTCGGATTCGCTTTGAGCAGAGCGTCTTTTGTCTCCTTCTCGACCGCTTCGCGTTGTTTAGTGACCGTATCGACGATGCGCTGAGCGTTAGCCTTAGTAACGTCGCCATCTGCGTTCGAGACCTGCTTTACAAGCTCTTCGATCTCATCTGCGTCGAAGCACCCTGCTCCAACGAAGATCGCCTGTGCTTCAAGCTGGTTCTTTCGAAGATTGAACTCAGCCTCGCGCTCTTCAGCGGCCTTTTCACGTGCTGCGATGCGCTCTTCTGCACTCATCCCCTCTTGAAGCTGCTCTTTGGTCTTCTCAAGCTCGGCTTTAAGACCTGCTTCGCTCACCTTGGCGGCTTCAAGTGCTTCTTGCACCTTTGAACGCTCGCCGTTAGATTTCTCGAGCTGCTTCTTCAGCGGGTTAATCTCTTCTCCGATCTTGTTCAAGATCGAGTCGATCTCTTCCTCGCTTGCGTTAGGGAAAATCTCCTTAACATCTTCTCGTTTCATTTGCTTCCACCTTCCGTTACGCCGATTGGTAACGCGGTCGGCACCGCTCGGTCAGTTCGTTTGCTACTTGACGCTGTAGCCGCTATGCAATCGCAGCATTCGCTGCGTTATCACCTTGTGGTTCAGGAACACCCGCTTGTGAGCCGATGGATTTTGGCTCTATAGGCGCAGGCTCTGGTAAAACAGGCGCATTCGATCTTTGCTCGTCCATGTATTGCTTGGATTGCAGATAAGCCGCTTCTGGGTCTGTGAAAAGACCGCACGCCTGGAATGCAAGCTGCGGGTGAATCTTGTCGCAGGTGAGCATCGTAGTGAGAACTTGGCTCTTGACCAGAATGTTCTCGTAATTGCGCCGATTGAACGTAAGCTCGATATCTCGAATACGAAGCGAAAGATCGATCTCCTTCGCCTGCTTGCAGATGTTCAAGATCACTCTCAAGAAATTGCGCTCTGCACGTTTGAACTGCAGCTCATAGGATTTGGCGTGCGATTCAGCGAGTGTCCAACCATCGCGCAAAAGAACCGCTGCTCCCGTGTCCGAAGTGGATCCACCTTGACCATTGCGATTCGGCATGCCGCAGATATTCACGATCGCCTGATAAAGGTCCTCTTTCGTTACCTGCGTGCTCGTTTGATCGAGATCGTTCTTGATGACATCTACTTCTGCCTTGCCTTGAGCATCGTCGGTACTCGTGACCTGCACTGCACCGAGCTGAAGCATCGCGACGAATTCCTCTTCAGTAACCGCGCAATTTACGAACTTCATGAGTGCTTGAATGGTCTGCTCGATACCATCAAGCCTGTTGGATTCGACTGCGTTGATAGCGTCGAGCAGTGGCAACACTGGCTCGAATACGCCCATGCGAGCGTTATTCAGCCTATATTCGACGATAGGAATAGCGTTGTAGGTGTGAGCTTCACCAGCGCCTTCGCCGTTACTGATGTTGTTATCTACGATTCTGAAGAACTTGTCTTTGGTAAAGCAGCTATAGGTTGTCTTATCACTGTGCACATCCTTACCGATCCACACTGCCATGATCGGCTTGTGATGATGTGCGCTCGAATAGACAACGTAGGTGATGCGAGGATCAAGCGTATAAATCTCAAAAGGAGCGCCGCCATCTTCGATATCCTCGGCTTCATCCGCTTCTGCCATACGATACCCAAGACCACCGGCGCACATCCACTCGAACAGATCGCGATCGCAACTATCCTTGTCCTCGGCGAACATGAGCGTGTTAAGCTCGTTCACATCATTGAGACGAGGGTTCTCGCCACCCTCCTTCTGCTCTTCCCCTTCATAAGTTCGACAGGTATATTGCAGAGGTTCTGCAAGCTGATAACCGATCTTGAACATCACGATCTCTTGAGCGTGATTCTCGACGATCTTGTTGCAGATTTCAGGGCGTACATCCTTCGTGCGACCCAAGATCGGCTGAACGCCTTTGTAGTAATTCCACAGATAATCGATCTGTGCGAAATTTAACTTAGCTGCAGGCAATGTGAAATTGAGAGCATCGACGACATTCGTTTCATCGATCTGCTCGTAATCGGCATAGATGACCGTGCGACCATTGAAGTGCGGACGATTGTCACCCGCATCTGATTTGATTACAGGTGTATCGATCTCAGTTTGAGATTCGCCTACGTTCTGCTCTGTCGCTACGGTATCGGTCAACGCATAAGCCTTTCGATTGGTTTATGCGGCTTGCTCTGGATGGCGAAGGAGGGATATTCGCTTGTCGACTCAACGACAGCACCCAGAGCGTTGCCACAAGGCGAAGAGGTTCCGCCGAGACCGATACTCGCTGTTCAAACGTGCTAAAACAACGAATTCCGCTTTAATCCGCTTTGATACGCTTTAATCCGCAATAATCCGTTTTAATACGCAATCGAATGACTACCACGGGCGCTTGACTGCCTTTACGCGCGTGGCGCTCATCGAAGTGGCGAGGCGCTTGAGCATGCTGAGCGAATCAGGAGCGTCATCATGCTTGTTCTTTCCTTCTGTCGTGTAATGCGTGAGCATCGACATGAAGCGCTTCATGTCTTGCGAGGCGATCTCTTTCGGAAATACGACATGCTCTTTGATCCACATCGAATCGACCAAAATGCGCGTCTCTTTATTCTCGTTCGAATACTTCTTTCGAATGTCGATCGAATGGCCTGCTAGCTTGCATGCTTTCTTCGTGTCATCAGCAATGCGCCCACCAACATTATTTGACTCGAAACGCGCGATACCCACATTATTGCGAATGAGCGCATTTGCGATCTTTGGCTCTACAACTTCGGGCAAGCTGTTATCGCAAACAACATCAACTAAGTAGTAATCATTGTCATAGATTTCAACGATGGGCAAAGCGGCGTAGTCCTTGCCCTTGTCTTTCGTGTCGCACGCGGCGATCGTCCCGTCTGGCTCGCGATCGGGAAGCTTGTCGTAATAACGCAAATTCTCACGAGCGAACATGAGACCGCCGATATAACGTGGCGCGCCCATATACTTCGCCCACCACGAATCCTCTTCACCTGCTTCGACAAGCGATTCGCGCATGTCCTCGTAATACTCGGTGGAGAAACCAAGACCGTGTAGATAGACGAAATTCGACTCACCGTTCTCATTAAGAGCAGGCATGACCGTGAACCGATACCTAGGATTGTCTTCATACTGCTCTTCGATGCGCCCGATCGGGTCATTCGGAACCCACCTGGTAGCTACGAAGAGCTGCTTCGCTCCGTCGTTCATGCGGTCTTTTAGCTGATTGAGATAGGTCTGATAGAGCTTATCCATTCGCTCTGATGACAATGCTTCTTCACGGTCGGATACGAGATCGTCGGCATACAATAAAGCGTCTTTACCTACCTCGACCGCGCCGGTCAAAGTGCCATCAGCAGATCGACATGTCAGGGTAGGAAACCTGCTCTTACGCATAAGATTGATGGTCTCATCAGCCATAGAACTAGCGACCAACACAGCATCAGGAAACACCTCGTTGAAACGATATGTGTAATTATCCGAAATGATAGAGAGCGCTTCTACATGGAAGCCTTTGGTGAGCTTATCTGAATGACCCGTCATAAGATTCGCTGCAAGCGGATTATTACCCATTTCGAACGTGAGGAAGAAGATGCAGAGCGTAGATTTGCCGACACGTGGTGGCATCGAGATAGACAAGAAATCTAACTTTCCGTCATGAAGATCCTGAAGATCGTGCACTACTTTGATGAGAACATGCCTGCGCGGTCTGTAGAACTGCTTCTCTGGATCGCGATTCCATTCCATGAAGAGCATGTAAGAATCGAAATCATCAGACGCAAAGAGCTTCAATATACTTTCGATAAAGGACATGAATCTTCTAGCGGTAGCAAGGTCTGTTCCGAAACTGCCTACTTTTGATTCTGCTGTTTCTCGAAGCGTTCTCGCATAAGCACGTGCTTCGAATGGGTGGTCTTTTTTGAATTTTGGAAAAATTGAAAGAGCATCTTCGAATGGCTCTGGTGTGGTCGCATTTTCAGCGACTAATTGAATCTCATCGAGAATGATCTGAGTGTCCAAACAGAACACCTCCGTAAATAAGAAAAGGTCTCGTCTTCAGCGACGAAACCTCTTCTCAAACGGTGCCTGCTATGTCCCTCTCAGCTACCGAACTTTGGTTTAATTATATGGCATGGTGGTTTTTGCCGCTGCGATCGGGTAGCAGGTTCTTCGATTCCACCAACGTTAGGTCCTACTTCTGCCCAAGACTCCTTAGGAGCTAAGATCGTTTGAAAATACCCGCAACCATCGCACTCTTCGTACATCGCGTTTGGATTGAGGGTAGGTCTTAGCACCAACAGATGCTTCGCGCATTCGGGGCACAATCGCTTCCGCTTATCAAGCCATTCGAAATAAGGATTAAGCAACTTTCACCCTCCCCTCTTTCTTAATGTTGCGCCAAGTGCCCTCTGACACGCCGAGCCTGTGCGCAGCCTCTTTGTTAGTTATTTGATTCTGCTCTACAAGATGATAAAGCTCGACATACTTTTCTTCGTCAATAATGACTTTCGGACGACCCTCTCGATACCCTGGTTTCTGCTTTGCTACTGCTTTACCATCGGCTAGACGCTCAACGATCATGTCGCGATCGAATTCAGCCATGGCAAACATGACGGTCAGCATCATACGCCCAACAGGTGTGTTCTCTACGAGGCCCATGTTGAGCACACGAACAGACACCCCTCGGTCAACAAGATTGCGTACCGCAATGCAACCATCGATCGCTGTTCGCGCGATACGATCGAGCTTAGCCACAACAAGCGTGTCACCTTCGATAAGAAGAGAGCATAGCTCATCCCAGGCAGGCCTGTTCATCTTCGTCCCAGTGAATACATCCTCGAAGATTCGTTGCGATCCTGCTTCTTCTAATTTTTTGCGTTGAACTTCAAGCCCGAAGCCGTCTTCTTGCGACTTGCTCGAAACTCGTGCGTAACCATAAATCATCGCTATCACCTTACTCGAAATAGAGCTTTTAGCCTTTTCGCGATTTATTAGGTTTAGCCTCGAATTCGAAATCGCTATCGACGACGATCGATCCATTCGGAAGACGAGCGTCTTTCGGAACAATGACAAGATCGTAGCCAAGCTCATTCAATACAGCTGCGACGAAATCAACCTTTGGTGTCGAGTCATCTATCAAACGTCGACTGAAAACCTGAGGATTTGGGAACCCGAGCGAGTTTCCGATGCCAGATTGCGTTCGTGGGCTTTCGGCGATAAGATCCTTCAATTTCTTGTTCACATTCATTGTTTCCTCCTTCGATGCGGTCTATTTTACTGATAATCAAGATTGTTGTCAACAGTTTTGATTATATGGAATATCTTTTTAATTTTTTCAGCTACTTATTGCACTTACCACGCGCGCTCACATTAAACCTATTTACTGCCCGGGGTGCCTGATCTGCCAGGTATTGCGGCCGATCTAGAACAACAAAAACTTGAAAGAATTTGCGCCCATTATTTCGCAAAATAAAATAATCAAAATTGTTTCATTATCCTATTGAACTTTAATCAATTTTGTTTATAATATAGATATAATCAAAAATGATTATATGATGAACCTTGAAAACCGCATAGAACCACAACTAGAAAGGATCTGAAATGAAACTATATGACATTGCGCTAAGCATAGGCCACACAGTGGGAACAACACCGACCCATACGCACCAACAAGTAATAGCCAAAGCGTGCGAGGTGTTGAATCTTAACAGCTATAGCGCTTGGGAGATCAACGGAATGTATAACGGGCTCCCGGAAAGCTCCACACGAATGGAGATCAACGCGCTTACAGAAACCGAAGCAAACGAGCTGCTTAACAATCTTGAAGAGCTTGCATACAAGCTAGAGCAGGAAAGCATAGCGGCAACAAAACGCGAATGCGAAAGCGTCCTTTATTTCGGCAAAGAATACGTTGAACGCATCAAGAAGCAGGCTTAAACAAAAACGCCCCCGCTCATGGACGAACAACAGCGGGGGCACTATCCGAAGACAAGAAAGAGGGTAACACAAATGAATGAACGAGTGAAATACGCAAAAATCGCAATTGAAAACACAAGAGAAGCTTATGAATTCGTCGAATTTGCCGCTTATGTGCCAAAGACAGCAGATAGCTATCTGAAATTTCAGCTTCTCAATTTTCAAGACTTCATGACAACTTGCAAACTGAAAATCCAAAACTGCTTCTTATGGTGTCCGATCGGTGAGGACGACATCACAACCGCTTTCGCTATGTGCGTAAACGAAGCACTGGAAGAGAACTAGAGGTGATCGACATGAAAAGAACCGAACCTTTTACAATCAAAGGACATTTAACCGCTCTTAACGGAACCCCTAAATCAATGCGCGGCGATGAGTGGACGCTTGCGCCAGGTAAAGGGATTTCCGTAGCGGAATACAAGCAGAAGCCCGCGACAAGATCAAACAAATGACCACGTGATACAATGAAGCCCCTACTCTTGGGACTTCACCTTTAGGAGTGATCGAAATGACCAAATACACCGTAAAATCCCAATTGAAAAAAGAAATAGGAGAATTCAACGCAGAAATGCGCGAAAGCATGATCAGCAAACACGGATCCGTAGCCAAAGCGTGGCTATACGTCTTCGCTGGTATTTTCAAATGGGTAGCTCTGATCTTCGCCGCTTTCATCGCGGCAATCTTGAATATGGCACGCAAAAGCTAAGTATATGAAACGAGGAAACAACATGAAACTACAAGAAGCTGAAGAATACGCGAAAAATGCAAATATAAACGCCGTAGCGGCATTCATTCAAGAAAGCGCCGATGAATACGACCGAATAAGCATTCAGATATTGAAAGAAACACTACTTCAAGCGTATATCGACCAAAACAGAGACATATAAATGAATCGCTATATCTTCTCAGACATTGACCGAATAACGAATCTATAAGAATTGAGCCCTGGTTTAATTGCCGGGGCTTTTCTTATTCCATGCTAGAACACTAACCCGCTTAGTGCGGGTTTTCTTATGTTCTATTAGCTATTCTAACGCTTTTCTAGGTGCTATTTTATGATTTTGCTAGTACCTATAGCACTTTCGCTAAAACGTGACCTTAGATTCGATGCTAGATACCTTAGAATCGATTTTTCGACCTATCAGTAGGCAACTAATCACCACTAGCGACATAATAAACGCCAAAAACGCAAGAAAGCCCCACCCGATCACGCCACAATGAGCGCGAAACGAGCGGGGCTTTTCTTATGCC